GCGCAGCTAATCCCTCGGTCGTTCAGGTTCCGTGCGATCTCGGTAGGCATTATCCCTGCCAGCCGCATATCAAAGATTTCTCGAACAATCGGTGCCGCTTCGGGATCCAGTTCCAGCTTATGCTTGTCCTTCTTGCTTTTCCTGTATCCATATAGTGTCTGGCCAGCATTATATTTACCCTGCAGCGCCATCTGCCGTCTGGACTCCTTAACCTTTTTTGACAAATCTCTGGAATAGATGTCATAGACCAGATTCTTGAAGGCTATATCCAACCCGCCCTCACAGTTCTTGCTGTCATAGTGGTCATTGATGGCAATAAACCTCACTCCAAGGAAAGGAAACAGCTGTTCAAGGTAATCCCCCAGTTCCACATAATCCCTTCCGAAGCGTGAGCAGTCCTTAACGATGATGCAGTTGATCTTACCCTTCTTCGTCAACTCGATCATATCCGTGAATTGTGGTCTTGTGTCAAAGTACCTACCGGACAGTCCGTCGTCGCACCGTTCTATCACTTTGCACCCCTTAAACTCAGGCTGCCTATTGATGTAATCCATAATAAGCCGTCGCTGAGAAGTGATGCTCCCGCTCTCGACCTTCCTGCCGAATATGTCCCGGTCTTCATCGGAAAGCCTCATGTAGGCGCATATCGTATAGTTACTCATCCCACATCAGCCCCTCTCTGTTCGACCAGTTCCAAAAGTTCCTGCAGTTCATCCCCAAAGGTATATTCAACCTCGAAACGTGTCTTGCTGTAGCAAGTTATCTTCTTTATAAATGTAGTAACCAGTTCCCGGCTGATGCTCTCAACACCGATATACTTGGCAAATGCAGCCGCCATCTCTTCATCGCCGGCATAATCAGCCGCGTAAAGATCTATCGCCCTCTGTACCTCACCAATCTCTGCCGAAACCGCATCCAGCTCTGCAAGGTACCCTGCCTTCATTTCCAGATAATCGTCTTCTGTAAACACCCCGTCAGCAAAATCCTCATACAGGTTCTTGATGAAGTTGTTTATTTTATCCTGCCTTGCTTCCAGGTCAGTCATCTTCTTCTGAAGCTCGGCCTTCTTCACGGAAGCCGCAGGTGCCCTGTTCAGCTTCTTAAGTCTGTCCTTTGCATCCACATACACAGCTATATGCTGCTGTATCAGCTTCAGCACCAGTGCATCAAGGTCATCAGCCTTCACATTCTTAGGCGGATCGTTCAGGTTATTATTTGCAGACCGCCTGCAAACGTAGGTGCTGTAATGCCCGACTCCGTTTACAAGCTTCACCGTTCTGCGGTAAATATTCATCTTCTTACCACAGTGGCCGCAATACAGGACCCCTCTGAAGATGTTCTCTCTGTTGTTCTGGATTCCTTCATACTTCCCTCGTGTCGAAAAGTATTCAGCCCTTTTTACTTCCATCATCTCCTGAGCACGTTGGAAGGTATCCCTGTCGATGATCGCTTCATGGTGATTCTCCACATAATAACCATCATCACGCTTAATCGCTGAAGTAATCCCCTTGTAATAGCACTTCTGTGTCTTAGCAATCTGGACATCACCTATATATATAGGATTAAGCAACAGGTTTCTAATCTGCTTATTCTCCCAAACGCTGGAATACTTCTGCTTGTGGATAACATCCTTCTCCTGCCAGTAAACACTTGGTGCAGGAATTCCATCATTATTCAGATCTCTAGCAATTTGATTCAAGCTCTTTCCGCCGGTGTACTCTGTAAAGATGCGAATCACTATATCCTTCACATCCTCATCCACCAGAACCATGTGCGGATCCTCTGGATCCTTCTTGTAGCCGTAAGCCGCTGTAGTCGCAAAGAATATCCCCTGCTTGAACTGATTCTCAAAGGAAGTACAGATCTTCTTTGAGATATCCTTTGCATATGCCTCATTGATAAGGTTCTTCAGCGGTACCACCAGTCCGTCTTCCGTAGGATTTGATGTCAAGCTGTCGTAGTTATCCGTCACTGCTATGAATCGCACCCCGAAGAACGGAAAAATCTTCTCAATGTAATCCCCGGCTTCAAGGTAGTTCCTTCCAAGCCTCGAAAGATCTTTGACCACAACACAGTCGATTTTGCCGCTTCTGATATCGGCAATCATCCGGTTGAACTCTGGTCTGTCAAACTTTGTGCCAGTAACGTGTCGGTCAACGTATTCACCGGCCATTACCAGGGAAGAGTCCTTCTCTACAAAGTCCTTCAGGAACTCCATCTGGTTCTCAACAGATTCACTTGCGATCTTGCGCTCATCCTCTCTGGACAGACGCACATATATCGCAGTCTTGTATCCTTTAACCTCTGCCGCAGCCGGTGTAACAGCAGCAGACTCTTTTCTGCTCTTACGTGCCATTTACACCGCCTCCTTCATATCAATCGAATACAGCTCAGCAAGCCGTTTCAATTCCTCTGCTTCTTCACGGAAGCGGTATGTCACCTGTATAGTGTTTCCGTCTATAACATCAATCCGCTCGATCAGAAATGTAATAAGGCTCCTGTCCAGCTCCTTGATTCCCTTATAGGTCTTAATCTTCTCAATCCATTCCTGCTTGCCGGAGCCGTTTGCAAGGATCATGTCCCTCTCTGCTTCAAGAGAAGCAATACAGCTCTCAGCTTCTTCAAGCTGCTTCTGGTAGCGGGCTCTGAGCATGGAATACTCTTCCTTGGAAAGGATCTCATCCTTGAAATCCTCATACAGGTTTTTCTTCCTGCTGTTGCAGCTCTCAACCTCTTCCCTGAGCTTACTGATGCGGTCTTCGTACTTTACGATGTCCGGCTTTGCGCTTTCAGTCTTGCTTATAATCTCTACTGCTTCAGACAGTGCGATCATCTTACCAATATGAGTACTCACTGTCTCCGTCACGGTTCGTATCAGTTTCTTCGCCGGAAAACAGTGTGAGCTGCAAGTGCCCTTATCTCTCTTGTTACCTGAGCAGACATAGTACACATACTTCTTATCTCCTGCAGGAACCGTCTTTCTGACCATCGGCTCACCACAGTCAGCACAGTACACCATCCCCGCCAGCGGAAACACTTCCGACTTTTCCGGAGCAACCCTTGTATCCCTTAAAAGAAGTTCCTGCACAAGGTCAAACTCGCTTTTGGAAATTATGGCTTCGTGCATATCCTCAACACGGATCCACTCACTTTCATCCCTATGGATGCGCTTCTTGATCTTATAATTCGGTGTGGTGCACTTGCCCTGCACAACCGTTCCTGTGTAAACCTCATTCTTCAGGATCCGGAGAACTGCGTTGTAGCTCCACTTCGGCTTAACCGACTTCCTAAAGCTACTTTCAAGTGATACACCGATGCTTTTCTTATATTGAAGCGGTGACAGGATCCCATCAGCGTTCAGTTTATCCGCTATAGCCTGCTGGCTCATGCCGCAGATTTTCATGGTGAAAATGTCTCTTACCACATCCGCAGCATATTCATCGACTACAAGATGGTTCCTGTTCTCTTCATCTTTCAGGTAGCCGTATGCAGCAAAGGCTCCGATATATTCCCCATTACGCCTTTTGATGTCCATATGGCTTCTGATCTTGATGGAGATGTCGCGACAGTATGCATCATTGATAAGATTCTTGAAAGGAATGATCATGTCAGTCCCCATATCCTCATTGATGCTGTCGTACCCATCCGTTATGGCTATAAAGCGTATTCCCAGCATTGGAAATATCTTCTCAATGTAGCGCCCGGACTCAATGTAGTTTCTGCCGAAACGTGACAGATCCTTTACGATAACGCAGTCGATCTTGTCCTCTCTGATATCAGAGAGCATTCGCTGGAATTCCGGTCTCTCGAAATTAACACCGCTGAAGCCGTCATCTGTATAAGTGGATACGACCGTGATCTCAGGGTGGGACTTCAGATAGTCCATGACCAGTTCTTTTTGATTTGCGATGCTGTTACTGACCTGCTTTCCGCCATCAGCCACATCACCGTCTTCCCTTGACAGCCTGAGGTACACGGCTGCACGATATGTTTTGTTGTTCGTCATTGCAATTCCTCCTGTTCTGATTTCTTGGAGCCCAATCCTCAACCAGAAAAGAGGAAGCCTATGACGGCTTAGTCCGCTTTCACAGTATCACAGATTAAACCCATTATCATTGACTTAACGCGATGTCCAAGGACTTCTTACAATGTCCTAGCAAACTGTTCAAATCGATCCTGCAGCGTAACACCGTCAGTGCTGTAAATATTCTTTACAACCACATCACCTACGCGAAAACAGTAAGGATTCTTCACCTGCTTTAGATATTCAGCCTTCCGTTCTTCTTTCGACAGGTTCTCATCGATTTTTATTGTAGTAACGTCTATCAATGTCTCTGGATCAACAGTCCGAACATCGACAGCCTTCATTTCTTCAAGTGTCATCTTGTTGGCACCTCCCTCAAAATCTCGAAGGAACACGCCAAATTAAAAAAATCCTCCTTCATAGGATGTGGCTTTTCCTTCACATCCCAGTCAAAGAATTCACGTTGTTTTAAACCCCCTTCACACAAAAAAAGACGGCCAGCAGAGAACTCAATCTCCACCAGCCGTCATTCTTAAATCCTCCGGACAAAATCCAACGAGATCCAACCTATTCCGCTCTTCAGCCTGCCCCATCCGGCAGAGCTGCCTTTACCACTTCTCACTTCCATGATCGTGTACACACCGATCGGAATAAACTGAATCCTGTCATAATCAGTTCCCGGTCCTTTCCTGATATTCAAGTCCGAAATACTAACCTTTACCAAAAACGGCACCTTCATCGCAGGCTCCGCGGCCTTCGGCTCATACACCACCTTGCCATCCGCATCGAACACCCTATACCCCTGATTTTGATCCGCACACTTCTTCGCGTTGTCCAGGATCTTATAGGCTCCCTTCTGGCTCTTGGCATCCGCCCAGGACTTCCTCACCCGGTACCAACGGATCACTTCGCCTCCGGAATCCTTCACCTCATACTGAGTCAGGTTCCACCTCTCAATGATGGAAATCAGCTTCTCCACATAGGTTAGGCTTGTGGCATAGCCGCCATCCTTGATGATCTGCACAGCCTTCTTATAATCCGTGCATCCCTTCAGCCCTTCATAACGAAGCTTGCTGCCGTTCTTCGCCCCAAGCAGATAAGCGGAATGGTCAGCAATAGATTTCTCAATGCAGGGATACTTCCGGAAGTCTGCCGTGATCGTGATCATGCTGCCGTCAGGATTCTGTTCCTGCGTCTTCTTCGTGTACTTGCTCTTTCCGTCCCAGCTGGACCCGCTCCAGGTATTCCCAGACAGGCTGCACTTCATCCCAAAGATGTTGTTGGCATTCTGAGC